AGAAGTAATTATCGAATCGTTTGCATATGTGCTGGCACTATAGTTTACAACTACAACACCAGAAGTAGTATTACTTGAAACTACAGTTCCTTCGAACTCTGTATTACTGCCATCATAAGATATAACAGTTTGCCCAGAAGCAATTACATCCGAAGTGACAATGATAGAAGAATTTACAGTGGCATTATTAGTAGAAACAATGTCGCCGTTTGCATCTAGAGTATCTACAGTCAACTCAGTAATACTTTCAATTGCCGTGGTATCACTCCAGTCAATTTGTCTATATTCTACTGTAAAAGTTTGACTGTCAACGTCAACAACTGTTCCAAAAAAGATATCGTCATTTGTATCATTAACTGCTGTAACAACATCATTTGACGCAGGAACGAACGTACCGTTCGCGACGAACTCAACTAAGTTATCTGTATTTGCTGTAAACGATATTAAATCTTGTTGTATTGTTTCAAACTGCCTAAATGCGAAGTTGTCATAAAACCAATTTTCATTTTCTACAGTAATATTATTAAATCTTATAATTTTATCAGAACCAAGGACTTCAGCTGAAGAACTGTAACCCCATCCGTCTTTCAATACTTCGAACTGAACCAATCCTGTAACATCTTCAACTTCTGAAACTCGCAATTTCGCTCTTATGCCGTTGCCGTCAACAACCGAGAGACTATCCCCGACTTGGTGTCCAGGAACAGAAGCCACAACTTCTGCTGAAGAAACTGAACCAATAATCTTAGACATGTAATTTGTAGTGAGACTAGTGGTACTAATTTGCTCGCTGGTCTGAAAATTCCCAATCACATTTGAAAGATACATTAATTCAATATATCTAGAACCCTTTCTTTTCCTGACTAATCTTTCTACGAAAGCAGTTGCTCTAGAGTCAGCACCTATAATGGTTTGCCCAACGAACTGTACGTTGTTCTCATTGTCCGGAACTTCAAGATATTGCACGTCAACATATTCATTATCTGAAAGTTTGAATATGTCGTCTCCTGGATAATATACATCTGCTTCGATTGCATAAATTAATTTAAAGAAAAGATCTACCGCACGCTCAGTACCTTTTGATCGATAAAAGTCCAGCGAGTTTTTAATGAAAAGTCTTTTATTGGAAGCAGTATTAAACTGGATATCTGGCAGGTATTTGTTTTTAAATGAGACAATAAACTTATCAATCGTTGTATCAATGTCTCTGATGTCAACCAATTTACGAGAAAGATACTCATGGTTGAAACTTTTAGCAGTACTGATATATGAAGAACCACCTGAAGAACTTGTACAAATTGTCAGGTCATTACATAACGTGTTACATTTAAATACATCAAATTGATCTAACTGAATCAAAAACGAAGAATCATACACAGCAAGGATTTTACCTGTTTGACTTCCTTGCGTTATTGTATCGCCTTTGTTAAAGTCAGTGCTGTCTTCAAAAGTCAACAATTGAAGGTTGCTTTCTGCCCACTCATAATATGCTTTGACGAAGGCAATAAACATTTGACCTTCGTCGCGATAGAATGCTGGGAACTGTCCTTCAATTAAAGGACTGATGTATTCTTCAATCTGACGCATTAAATTCTAACCTGTTCAACTTCTACAGTAATATCTTCTGGGCGTATACTTAAAATTGTTCTTCGTTCTGATTTAATATCCAAGTCAAATGTTCTAGCGAAAATTTCAATTCGATTATTAATCAAGGATTGTGGTGTAAAATTAGATATCTGAATATAACCAGTTTCATAATTGACTGTTCCGATATCTTGTATCTTAATATGACTATTTCCTTCTTGCGCGGCGATACTTAACAAACCATCTCCGTTGTCTTCAATGAAACATTCGATTCCATTAAAAATGAAAGGAGAAGAAGAAATAATAGAAATTTCATTTTCCGGATGTGATTCAGAAAGATTGGCGATATCGTCTCTCAACTGAACTCCGAAGTCTACATCATAACTAGCAGTCAGTCCGGATGTTGGGAGAATAGTTTTAGACGCCAAAACTTCAGTATCGTTACTGATAATAGAAATTTGAGAAGAGTCAATATCAGCAAGTAATCTACTGTATCTTAAAGTTTTATTAAATCCATTAAGAACATTGGTATTGTAATTCAGTATTGCTGATTGAACAATAAACTTTATATCATTTGGAGTTAATTGCGTTTGATTGATATTATATCGAACCTTAGAATTAACTTTAACATATGTGTATTCAGGTTTTACGAAAACTGGATCGATTGAAAGGGGAGATCGTTGCTTAATGAAACTTGAATACTCTCGCGTGCGCGAAGGAGGCAGTTCGTCAGTTGTTTTCAAATCAACTGCAATAACAACTTTACCGAACCTTGGTGGATTAAATTCTTCGCCGCCGAATGCTGATACATCGTTAATTTCTGTAAACTGATTAGTCAGAAGCGTTTTATAGTCACGCGCTGTTACAACTCGCTCTTGAGTAGTAAATGCTCGCGGAGCATTAAACTTAATTGAGTCTAATGTTTCAGAAACTGTGCCACCAGATGCTGCTTGATTCACAACTACATTGGTAATCAAACTTGTACCAACTCGACCATCTGCGGCAAACAATGAAATGCCGTTGGGAAGTTCTCCGTTACATGCTCTATATTGTATTGTGACGATCGCTCGGTCCTGCGGTTTTCTACCGATAACGCCATCGCCGAATACTATTTCATAACGATTATTATCTGCTGGTTGAATAAAGAATACTTCTGAACCAGAATTTAAATCAAACAATGAATCTACTTTTTTATATGCTCTTAAAGTACCGCCATTATCCTCTAGCACACCAACAAGCAAACTGGTAATATCTATTGTTTTATTAGAAAGGATATATCTCTGCGAATCGTTGGCATAATCTACAACAAACGTATCAGAAACGTAATCTCCTTCATATATAATAACATTATTTGCAACGAAACTGTTAGTGCCAGATGGTTGCGCAACTATGTTTTCTCCTGTCACGAAGGTAAAGTTTTTATTACCTGCTGTCCCTGTAAACGATGTTCCTCTAGGGATTACAACAGAGGCAGAAGTAGAATCACTGATTACTAAATTGACATTAGCAGTCGATGATCTAAACGACCTAGGAACATAATTCAACTCTTTTGTATGCGAGATTACAGAGTCTCTTAACAGCGCACTGTCTAGAAACATTTCGCTTCCAATCATATTTAAATAGAAACCATTTAGATAACTGTTGTATGAAAGTATATCGAGCAGAACGCTCATGTTTGAACCTTCAAAATCGTAATCTTGGAAGATAGTTTGCTGTTTTAGATAATTCTTTAAATTATCTTTGATCGAATCAAAATCTAATGTTGTTAAGTCAGCCATTTATCTTACTCTATTTAATGTGACCCTGAGTCTTTCAGGTTTTGGTGCTGACACCGTTGCGAATCTAAGGTCGATGATTAATGTTTGCTCTTGAGAATCTGTTGTAACTTCTAGATCTAAAATTCTTACTCTTGGTTCATTATTCGTAATCGCGCTTCTAACGCGAGCTTCTACTTCATCTAATACAGTTGGAGAAAAAGGTTCGAACAAATATCTAGAAATGGTAGAACCAAAATCTGGATTTCTCCTTCTCTCATATTTATTCGTCAACAAAAGATTGCGTAAACTTTGTGAGACTGAAGACTCATTAGTTTTGCGCCCTAACTGCTTGGTGAATGGATTAGGCAGAAACATATTATCAAAGTCGCTGTACAATTCAAAATCAGCATCAGTCTGCTTATACTCTTGATTGTTCTTTATGATACGTGCGCCCATTTGTTATACCTTATGCGTTTTTCGGACCATCGGTGTCGCCGGAAATAGTAAATCCATCTGAGAAACTGTGCGAATGCTGACCCACAGAACCATCTGCTGATCCAGTTGTACCAGAAGCAGTGTCACTATCAGAGAATACGTGTTCGTGCGTCTTCAGATTAATAGTGCCAGCAACAACATCCGTTGTACCAGTGACTGTCGCGCCAGTTATGTTGCCTGTAGTTGTTATATTTGCCGCTCCGAAATTCGCAGTTGTAGCGCCACTCACTGTAACCGAAGAACCAGAAACAGTAATTGTCACTGTTCCGTTTGTAATTTTTACTGTTTGATTTGCATCTATTTCGATATGCCCCGCAGAAGCAGCACTAGGATATGGATTATATGCGCCAGCAGGATTGTTTGCGCTAAATGTACTGTTAGCAGTTAATCGAATGCTTCGAAGTTCTATATCTAAATCTTCAAGTTCTTCTGGTATTAATGCTAACTCTGCATCTTTAGTTACTTTTAATGTTTGAAATTCAGTAACTAAATCATCAATCTCGCTTTGAAAACTTGTTACAAATTCCGGTGTAGTATATGCCATTATCAATTATCCTGGAATTGTTA